CAGAATAGTTAAAATTTCTACTAATACTTGCATTTGATGAGTTTTTGAAATGGACAGTAAAACCTGTGCCAGATACGCTAGTAACTTCAAAATAATCACCACTAGCCATATTTTGTGCAGTAATACCAATAGAAGGTAAGCTACTGTTTACGCCATTTAATGCAGAAGTGCCTGTGAAGAAAGGTTTATCAAATGTAATAGCTTTTGCACCTGCACCACTACTTATAGCTGTAGCACTTTGCTCTGTTCTTCTTTGAAATGTAGCTGTATAACCTAACTGCGTTACCTTAATATCCTGTGCTGTATCTGCACTTGTTAACTTTGCTCTAAATTGTAACCCTCTAGCTTTATATGTACCGTTTGCAAAAGTTTGGTAAGCACTATAAGTAGGTGAACCAGATGGATCTGTTTGTGTTGTCCTAACTAATAATTCTGCATTAACTTTTGTAGCTTCTGTACCGTCAAAATCTGTATAATCGTCAATTAAACCTCTAGCATCTAATAAATTACTAGGTAAAAAACCTTCTGTTAAAAAATGCCTTTTAAGATCAATAGAAAATACACCACCTAAATCTAATGTAGTTGCAAAATCATAAGTACCTAAAGGTGCTATACCACCAAAATCATCTAAGCTACTAACAGCGTCAAAATCCGTTATATCATCAAAATTTCCTACACCTAATAAATTTAATGAATTTGTTGTGGCATCATAGGCTACATTACTTTTTGCACCTTGAAATTGTGGACTATCTGTATCTTCTCTTCTTGTCTGTGCAAGTAATGAACCTTGCGTATCAGGTAAATCAACAATTATTGATGTAGAACTAGCACTTAAATTACCAGAATCATCTGCAAACCTAAGTAAATATTCACCTTCTAATTTTGGTACAATAGCTTCTGTTGTATTACCTGCTAAAGCTTCTATAAGGTCTACTGAATTAGAAAACGTACCGCTACCATCAGTTTTTGTTGAATGTCTTACATATACCCTTCCACCATGAATAACGTCAACATCTGTAGATAAATCCCATCTTAATCTAATTAAATTATTTGATATAGTTTCTGCTGTTAAATTTTGTACATTTGCAGGTATAGCCGTTTTACCAACAGCATTAAATGTTAAATCAGTTGAAGTTGCACTTATTTCTAAGGCTGCATTATATGCAAATACCTGTATTTCATATACACCTTTTTCTGTATTAAATATTTCAAAGTCAGGGCTAGAAACTGTGGTAGAAACATAATTACCATTATTAAATCTATAATTAATTTGATATTGAGTAACACCAGGTATTGGTTGCCAACTAATAATTAACTTTGCTACTGCTTGGTTATTAATAACTACAATTTTTTCATCAACTAATAAATTATTTGGTGGGTCTACAGGTTGATTTAATATAGAAACTGTTCTTGTAGGTAATGCAGTGCCATCTTCTATAAATGCATATTTTTCAGAAACATAAGATAAAGCAGAAATATTATAATTTATCCCATTTTGCTCCTCTACTGATATAACTCTAAATTTTTGTGCAACAACTGTTGTATCTTGTATTAACCAAATTGTATTTACATTAGGTGTTGTACTAAATGCACTATCTACAGTAACTACAGCACCAGATATTCCTGTTATATTTTTAGTTTCAACTGTTCCATCAGGCATTATTACACTAATTGTTGGATTGTTAGTAGTTGGTAGGTCAGTATTAGCAGTATCATCTACAGTTATTGTTGTTGTTGTAGCTGCATTTACCCTTCCACCTCTACGTAAACCTGCCCTAACAGGGTCATTTATTTCTATAACTGCACCAGGTCTAAGTATTACACCACTATCAATAGATGTACTAAAAGAAACTACTTCACTTTCATTTTGTTCTGCAAATAATATTGCCCTACCTAATCTTGCAGCTTGACCTCTTGATGTACAAGCAAATGCCTGTACTTGTTTTATATTTACACCCAGTTTATTTACAGCAGTGGTATCTTCTACAACTTCAAAATCTATTTCCTGTGTATCCATATTAAAGTATGAAACACTAATTACACTATGTCTTTGCTTTAAATCGCTACCTGTATAACTAAAACCATCTTCTGATACGTTAGACATATTAAACAAATAACTTGCATCTGTTGGTTTATCTTGTGTAATGGTCATTGAACCTGCTGACCATATAGGCATACAGCGCATTACACCAGATAATTCATTTATCAAATCAAATGCTTCTTCAGCAGATTGAATATTTACATTTGCACTCATTCTTGCCTCTTGTCCACCTAAACCATTATCTACAAGAGTATTTGCATATTTAGAAGCAGTTACAAAGGAAAATAAATCTAATGAACTGTCTGTTATATGATTACCTAACCCATATCTAGTGTCTGTTAACAAGTCTAGTAATACCATTGCAGGGCAATTTGTATAGGTTGCAGCACCCATAACGCCATTAAAAATATAACCATCTGGGTAAATAATACGACCAGTTGCATTGTCTACAGTTGGCGTGCCTGAGCTATTAGCACCTGCGCCTGGTATTCTTACTTTTATCCCACGTATTCTATATTTACGTCTAGGTATAGAACTAAACTGCTGAGAATCTAGGCGTAAAGATAAATAAGCACTATTTAAATATCTTTGTTTATCATCTATTATTTCTCCAAAACTTGTCCATTGAAAAGCGTCTATTAAAGATGCTGTTGTACTGTCAGCCGTAACCCTTATTACTCTTATATCAACAGGAAAAGCACCTGTAATATCTACTCTATAATCTTTTTGATAGGCGTCAGCAGTTCTACCTGTAATAGTATCCTCTATAACTGTTGTATAACCGCCACTATTGTATTGAACTTGAACTTGTAAAGTTACACTAGAACCTAACAAATCACCTGCATCTGTAGCTTTTTGTAATTGTGGAAATGTTATTGCAACCTTAACAGCATCAACATCTGTATTAGTAATACTTCTGGTAACAGGTGACGCTTTTGTGACTTCAACACCTACATCAGTTGTAGATTCAGAACTTTCAATACCTGGTATATGCGTTTGACTACCTGTACCAAATCGAGGAGTAAAACCTACATCTTGAAAATTAAAATCAGTTGTATTAGGACTAGATGATGATGCAGTAGATTTTAAAACAGCAGTATCATTTAAAAATACATCTTTTAATGCCGCATTATTATATGCAGTTGTGCCTTTTGTAAGTCCTTCTTTTGAAGGTGATGCAAAACCTTCTATTTCACCTTCGGATACTAAATCTAAAAAAGTAGCAAACTGTTTACTGTGTAAAGTATCAGGTGTTCTTGTAGGTTGCGGTGGTTGTGGTGGTGATGGCCTGCCACCTGAACCTCTAATAATTTTAGGTTTTGTCATGCTCTCACCTGTTCAGTATCAATACCTGCACTTATTACAACACTACCTGTAAATATTTCACCATAAACAATAGGATGCGTAGTACCTGCCCTGCTTGATTGCTGTATACCATTAAAGCCAAAAGAAATTCTAGGATCAGACGAATTATTTATTTCTTTAGGTTTTGGCACAGGAAATAACATATCGCTTACACCACTTAAAACCATACCTGCACCTATTAAACTTACTGCTGTACCTACTTTTGTTAATACACCACCTGCAACAGCAGCTTGACCAAAAAAACTTGTAGTACCAAAAGCACCCGCACCAGGAAACAAAAATGATGCACCTATCAATGCAGCACCAGTAAGTATTCTCCCAACACTACCGCCTGCACCACTTATAACAGGAACAAAACTAATGTCTTGTTGTCCTATAGGCTGTTGTATTTCTGTCTCATCTATCTCATAATTATTTACAAGTACCTTATATTCTCTGTTAGCCATATATGCTTCTGATTTTGGAAAATTGTTAATTAAAAAACTAACAGCCTGTGCTACAGAATTTACTTTTATTTCAAACTGTTTATGGCCTATAAAATCAGCTAAATCACCATATAATTTTAATTTAGTTAACATACCTGTAC